TTAGGAAGTCCTTCTGGACATCCACGTGGTTTCTTGTGTAGTCCAGATGGGCTTCCCAGCAGTCATGATGCGCGTTCTGCACCTAGGAGCTTTATTCGCCTCCGTCGAGGCAAAACTTATGTTTGGTCGCGTTGGCAGCCGCTACGTGGCCGTGAACGTTGAGTTGGTGCCGAAATCGGCTTGGATCTCTCACTCTCGTGAGTTGGTTCCCGGTGGGTTCTTTGATTTCCATTCCGCGACTTCTCGCGAGTTGGTTGTCCACAAGGCACCAGAAAGCTCCTTCTCCGAGATGCTTCGTCGAGCGCACGATATCGTTCAGCAACGGTTGAAGCGCGAGGCCTTACGCCGTCTTCGGGCGGAAAAGCGCCGTCTTGAAAAAGAGCGGGAAGCATTTTGGGGAGAAGCACTCGTTTACTTCCACTCCATGTGGTGGGCGTGTTTCCACATCTTGCGGTATTCACTGTGGGTTGTCTCTCTCCCGCCATGGTGGTTCTGGTTTGGGCTCTGCGCTCTCCTGTCTGTACGGAAGGCGCATACCAGGATCGTGAGCAGTCGTTCTCGTGTGCTTCAAAGCCATTCACCCGATTACGTCAAGGTTGAAGTGGGGCGTGATGGTGTGGATATGTGCATTGGTCCCAACCGGTACCCAATGGAGCTCCAAGAAGTCTCCGTGGAAGGCGGGGGGAAGTTCGTGCACAAATCTAGGAAGGTCACAACGGTCGCGCCAGAATCGGCGACGCCAACGGGACCTCAGCTGGCAAGCTTGGTTGAGCTTGTAAACGATGTTGCCAAACGTCTCGATGATTTGGACAGGAAGGTGGGCTCAGTGTCTGCCGATCTTGTTACTAGCCAGCGGGACTTCCTTGTCCAACTCTTGTCGGTCCTACCTAGGATTAGTGAGAGCGTGACACCTACAAACGGTGTGTGCGCATACACTCCACCGGGGCTGACTTGTACTGTAGACTCTTCCTCCCAAACTGGGGTGGAAGAGGTTCCTGCACCTCCTTCGCAGGAGACAGCGGAAGTCATACAAATCTTCGAGCCACAACGTGTGGTTGCTGTGGCTGAATCATTCCAGCCATACTCAATGCCTAGGGCCGTTTCAAGCCTCCCGGCGGGGGCAGTCCCCCTTTACCGGTGGGACTATGACAGCTATCTCATGATCGGTATGGGTGTGCGTATCGCGCCAACTGCCGTCTTGACTGCGGGACACGTCCTTCATGTGCAGGGTGGGTTCGATTCCCTTGTGTACTTGGGAGACGGCGGCTCGAAGATGTTCACGCCGACTAACACGTTTCTCCACCCGGAGTACGTACCAGTCACGTGCAACGACCTTGCTGTCATGTGGTACGAGCCCAAAGCGTTCTCGGTGTCCGGGGCGAAGCTGTCAAAAGCTTCCAAAGTCTCCCTGGCACTGGGGCCTGTTAGTGTATACGGACCCATGAGGCTTTCGGATTCTTCCGATATTGCCATGTCCGTGTGCAATGGTGAGTTGAGCGTACCAGACGTATCCAATCCTGCGTATGGCTTGGGGTTGAACCGACACACTTGCACCTCCATACCTGGGTTCTCAGGCACTCCGGTGTTTGGTTCTCAGGGGAGGATTTTGGGTCTCCATGTCGGCAATCTCCCGGGCACGAACACCAATTGTGCGGTCTCTTCAGTAGACATTAGCCGGTTCTTAAAGAGGGCTGGCGTGGTGTTTGATTCTGCGCAGACTGAGATGTTACCCGATTTGGCCTCTTACGACCATGCCCTATTGGACAGGCACAAGGATGAATTCCAGCTTGCAGTTGGGACGCTACCCTTGGTTGCTGCCGAGACATGGGAGGAGAAGAAGCAGGACGACCCAAGCCTGCGTGGGAGGTCAGGCCAAGAAATGATCGCCCGGGAAGATCAGAGGCAGGATGATGAGATCGCCGACGACCAGCATCGTGCTTTTGATAAGAACCAGAATCACCGCGACGACCTCGCTGATTACGGTTTGGATCGCACTGGCCGGCCCCGGGACGACCATGAGGGCGCAGTGGATGGCCGACGGAAACAGAAGTCCAACCAGGGAGCACTTCAGGCGCTTGCTGGTTTAGCAGCCAGCGTGAGGCGCCTGGATCAAACTTTCAGTTTTCCGATAAGACACCACGAGTCTGTGGAACCACCTGACTTCCTCGATGCCGTGATTTCACGTGTTGTCGAAGAAGGCGTGACCCGGCCTGATGTCTTTGACGGCCTACTCCAGCCCGATTCAAAGCAAGCGTCAAGAGTGTTTCAGAGAGCGAGGCGGCTGCAGGCCTTCTTCGATGAAGATCCGGCTGGAACCGTGTGTCGTGTCGCTGAGTCGATACGCACTCTCTTCCCATTCCGGCCTTTCACCAGGGAATACCTGAACAAGTTCGAAGAATGTTTCCCTTTCTGGTGCCGCTGTCAGAAGCGGGACTTTGGGTCCGACGAGGTCATTTTGCGACCTGGAGAGGCCCATGATTGGGAGTCCTTCGAGGAAGAAGACCTTCGCTTTCCCCTTGCCGAGGATGACGAACCACCGGAGGCCGTGTGTGCTATCGATGAGCCATTGGCAGTCGAAGCACACGGCAAGTCTGTTGCGAAGAAGCAGGCTGCCGAGCAGGCACGTATCGAGCAATGGTGGAACTCGGACACGGGGAGAGCTCTGTCCTGGCTGCGCTATCGAGACGACGGGTGGAAAGTCTCACACGAGCACTTTTACCGCCTTTTAGCCGTTTCGAGGGCTCTTTTCAACCGAACGCGTTTTCAGGCAGACATAGATGAAGCCTTGGGCTTCTTGCAGCTGGATCTCATAATGCGCTCTGAAGCAGCCGACGAGTCCGACTCTATTCCATTTGCAATGGATGACGATGCGGATTTGGCCTCTGGGCCGGTTTTGTATGGGTTTGGCTGGTGCCTTCACGCCACAGCCGTTTTGAAAGCTGTGAAGCGTGGAGGTTGGTCTAATTGGAGGGAACACGTGAATTGGAATGAGTATCACGCTCACCTCCGCCAGCCCAGGCCGGCAGCACTGGAGGTTGTGGAGCATACTGTAGTCTCCAAGCCTCTGGTCAATGCGCTTTCTTTGGAAAAGCCTCGGGTAGCAAGCCATTGTACAAAACGTCGTTCACGGTCGCGCACTCCCGAGTATGTGTCCGCGCCGCCAGCGGCGGCCAATACCGGTACGGTGCTGGAGGATGAAAGAATCGCGCTTTCCGTACCGCCTGTGCCGGTTATTCCGGAAGCCAATGTGCGGTTGTTTGCTCGGGGGAAGATCCAGCATGGCCGTCGCCATTGCAAGATCTGCAACTGTTCGTTCGACGGGGAGAAAGAGCTCTTGGAGCACGCCAGGACTCCAGAGCACGTCGATAAGCTCCTTGCGGAAGAATCAACGTCACCAGCTGTCCGCAGAGCGAGTTTTATTCCTGACGACTGTCGGTTGAATTACAAGAAGACTACAGAAAGTCGGAAGCGGGGAAATGCGTTCGATCAGGACGTACCTGTACCGGTTTTGGATATCTCCGATGCCGAAGTGCGTTGCAGGCTCTTGGCTTGCTTTGCTGAGCCGGACAAGTTTTTCTTGCGATCCGTCGCCGAGATTAAGAATATCGGTGCCGAGAGAGCGGCCTCCGTGTGCCCTGATCTCTTTTACGAGATCATCGAGTATTACCGGAAGGCTGGTGTTGAATTCTTCGACGAGCCTCGGACACAGGTGTCTCACAAGGATGGCCGAAGCTTGATGCGGCACGTGGCACACTGCCGCAATTTGGTCACCACCAAAGATAAACCGTGCGCTCCTTTGGACCCGGAGTTCTACCAGGTCTATAAGGAGATCACTAAGAGCGAGGAGCACCCGGAGGGTGTCGAAGCCGCTAGCTTCTTCGTCCCGGCCGAAGGGCCGGATGCGATTCGCAGTTCTTTGGAGTTCCAATTGGGAAGACGTCCGGGCGGCACCATGCATGGTGAGGCCTACGACAAGACTCTCCCTGGTTTTGTCAACACCTACCCACGGAATGTGGGATACACCTACGATATTCGGGAGGAACTGGCCCGTACGCTGGCCTCCTTTGACGTCACCAAGTCCTCTGGCTTCGCAGAGGCCTATAAGCGGGGGCCCAAATCTGTGTGGGTCTCCACCGATGACGCCAAGCAGCACTTGATGAGGCTCGCTTTCCAGCAGGTGGTTCTCATGGTGTGTGAGGGAGATAATCTCCACAACTTGCGCCCTGAGGACATGATCAAGAAGCGCCTGAGGGATCCTCACAAAGCTTTTATCAAGCAAGAGCTGCATTCTGAGGAGAAAGCTCGAGACAAGCGCTATCGCGTCATATGGGTGGCTTCCATCCTGACGCAAATGGTGCAAGGTTGCAGCCATCTCCTCCAGAATAAGGAGGACATAAGCGCCTATGGTTGCTCGGAGCTCCATGGTTCCTGTCTTGGAATGGGCCATGACGACCTCGGCATAGAGCGCCTCTCGGAGGAATTCGAGAGGGCTCTGAGGACGCCAGGCTCTGACGGGATGCTGCACGGCTCCGATGCGAGCGGCTGGGACTTCACAGTCACCAGGGACAGCATATACATGGATGCCGAGAGGAGAATGTTTCTCCTCGACCCTTCGAACGAGGGGTACGAGGGGGCCTGCTACCTCTTGGCCTGTGAAGCTGCGTGCAACTCGTGTCACACCATCTGCATCGGTCAGGACATTTGGACTGTCGATGAGTACGGGGTGACCGCGTCGGGGATGCTCAGCACCTCTGCGCAAAACACGCAGATCCGCAGGTTCCAGTTGCGCCTTGCCGGGTCCGTGGCTGAAGGTGGGAATGGCGACGACGAGTTCCACACTCCAAAAGTGGACTATGGTATCCTTCGTGGGTTCGGCGTCATTACCAAAGACAATGAGGCCACGGCTAATACGCCGGAGGTCGGCCTCTCGTTTACCTCCCATTGGTACAAGAAGACTGATGGGGGGTGGACAGCCAAGTTCCTGAATCTGGAGAAGATGTTGGCGCAAGGGTGGTGGAAGCAGTCGCTTGGCCACCCCGACGTCATGTCTGGCATGTTGTTTGCGGTGCGCAATGACGCTGAGCAGACACGCGTTGCCAAGGCCATGTTCGCCAGGTTCCTGCCGGCCGGTGTGAGCCCGCCGGCACCGGCAGATAACAATCTCGACCCAGATCTGGTGGGGTTTGGAAACAGGCCCCAGGTCGGCAGTGCATAGCTGACCCTCTCCTGGGACTCGTTTCCAGCAGCTGATGACTCCCCAAACTGGCACGCCAGTGTCGGGGCGGATGGCTGCCGGAAGGAGGCAGGAAACCAAATAAAAAGATTTGTCCGCGAGGCGGAC